AAGGGAACTAGCCCGCTATTTGACGAGGGGATGATAATCGACTGTCTCGCCCAGCCCATCGGGTTCGACAGTATCGGCCCGCTGCAATCCGCAGCGATGATGACCCTGATCGACTGCTTCGACCGCAAGGTCGAGCGCGAGTTCTTCGGCAACGTAGCCGCCACCTGTCTCGCCCTGCACACCGCGATGGGTCGTTTGCATACCAGCACTGTTCTCCGGGCTATGGCCAAGGAGGACCAGTTCAAGGCCAACCCCGAGAGGGAACTCGACGGGGCCATCAAGTCCCTGCTGAACCACGCCTCCATGCGGCAGAAGGAGTTGAACCAGATGGTCCACTTGCTCGTTCAATGTCCGACAGGAGAGGATAGTATCAATTAACGTGGCGTAAACCTTACGCAGATACTAATGGACCCCTCCGAGAGAGGCCACCATGATAGTAAGGGACCGGGCAATGGAAGACTTTAACTGGATCGGCTGGATAGGCCACTCCCTGTCTGGGACCGCCATCCTCGGCTCCCTGATCGGGTTCTTCCCGCCCATTGCCGCAGTTGCCGCGTTCGTCTGGTACACGATCCAGATATGGGAAAGTCAGACAATGCGGAACTACTTTGCTCGACGCCGCGCCCGCAGGATCGCTCGCTACCGTGCCGAGATAGTTCGCCTAGAAACCCTACAAGCTGACAAGGACATTCCGTAATGTGTGCTACCTCCACGGCGAAGCGCCGTCGCCGTCAAGCCAAGATGATTAACGGTCGCAAGCCCAACCGCCTCGACAAAAAAAGAATGATGCTCGCGATGGCAAGGGCAAGAAAAAAATAATCCAGACGTGGTAGCCTCTCCATAACTGGGGAGGCTATCTCATGTCCATGCTGCTGAGGATATTGACGAGCGGGGGGTTTTTAACCGTGGTCGCAACCTGCGGGCTATTTCTAATCCTAGGTTCCCATGTGCGATCAGAGCGGCGTATTGCAGATCGTCTGCAACGTGCGAAAATCCCTCGGGATCGTTCTTCTCAGGGACAACGCGGAGGCCCCCCTGCTTCGTCTTCGTGAAGCGGTAGCCACCAGCCATTGCCCGTATCAGGAAGGGACAGCCCGCCCGGCTTACAACGAGCGCGGGTCCGCCCATGACTTGCCGACCCAAGAGGGCTTCCACCGCTCGTAGGCGCGGTTCAATGTCGTTGGTCGGAGCGGGGAACGCTGGTAGTCCCATGCGCTTGAGCGCGTCAAAACAACTTTCTTCGGAGACGTTCCCCTTCGCAACACCAGATGGGTCGCCCACAACCGCGACCTTGTATCCAGAATACTTATCACTGTACAGCACCGGTCGGAGGTGTTCGAGGACATGCTTCTCTAATCCTATATTGGTGGCGGCAACTTCCTTGTGTACCAGCAGGCGGCCCATGTGGTCAACCTGACAGATCAGGCTCCACGGGTTCCTGCCGAAGTCCTGTGCGATGATGAGCGGGTAGCCGGGGATCAGCAGCGTGTCCTCGACGGTGTGGAACTGCGTATTCCACGATTGCTTGAACACGGCAGCCCCGGTCGGGTCTTCGCCGTACTGTGCATAGACGTACCGCTTCACCCAGTCGCTATCCGCCCCGTAGGTTTCGACCAGACGCTCATAGTACCGCCGCCCCTGAGCCAGTCTTGCCGGATGATTGATCGGCAACTTGATCGTCTCTTTGTTCTGCACCAGCCAGTTGAGGTTCTCAGCGTCCGGGGATAGACCGCTTGGCTGCTTGAAAATTTGCCAGTCTGCTGGCGGATTTTCCATGAAATCGTGCCAAGGTGTAAGATCAGTAGGGAAGTTGGTGTCGGCTATGATGCCGCTCCACGTTGGCGTTCCCTTCTCGGCGCGAGGGTATCGGCCAATACGGCCTGACAGCGGCGCGAGAATATCGTAGTTCATTTCGATGATTTCTGATCCCCACGCTCCCGTCAACTGCATCGACAGCAGCCGTGCCTGATCCTGTGCGTCTTCCAGCGGGATGAATATCCATTCGCTGCGTACATCACCGAAGTTCAGTAAGAAGGTATTTTCCGATACTCGCCACTCGCCCAATTCGCCCAGCCAGTCGCGGCAGTCCTTGAGGACAGTATCTTTCAACTGCTTCAATGTCTGCCGCACAATGGCGTGGCGGGTGTAGCGGAAGCCGTCCCCTGCTTGGTCCTGCTCCATAGAGCGCCGGAACAATTCAACGATACAGCCTGTGGTCTTGCCGCTACCCACAGGGCCAGCGATCAATCGCCCGAAGGCGTTGGACTTCATAAAGTTCTTGATCGTCGGCGTGGGGGTCGCGTCGAATTTTATCATTTGATACACTTACCTGACTGGAACCAGCCGTGGCAGGAGTTGCACAGAAACCGCTGGTATTTCAACTTGGCTGCGTACTGGTAGCCGCGCTTGACCACATCGACTGACGTACACTTCGGGCAAGCTGGCCTGTCGAAGTGATCGTAGATCGTCAGGTTCGGATGCGTTCGCATGAAGGGGCGCAGCTTGAGATAGACGCGCTTGAGCAGCCGCACGTCCTGTTTGTTGTACCGGACCATCAGGCCCCACGCTTTTGCGTCGGCGGTGAGCATGACCTTCTTCCACAGGGCGAACCCTGTGTTGGCCAGCTTCGTGCCGACCCCGAGTAGCCTGCCCAGCGTATTCAGCCGGTTGCTCTCAAAGTCGAACCACCGCTTGGCCTGCTTGTATGTGTCGATGGTCTTGGACGGTGACGGCGGCGGCATACCCAGCATCGCGAACCGGGCGTATGTCTTGCGAATGTCGAAGCGGTCGCCGTTGTGCGCGATCAGTATGTCTGCCTCGTCAAAGACTTTCCACAAGTCCTTGATGAGTGCGCTGTCGTCCTGTTTGTCTTTCTTGAAGTTCTTGTATTCGGGGAGGGAGTGAGCGTGTATCTTGGCCTCGCCTTCCCACTGGTACGCGAAGCAGAGCATGTACCAAGGCTGCCTAACCTCGATAATGTCTGTCTCCCACAGCTTGCCCCAGAAATATCCGAGTGAGGGAGCAGTCTCAATATCGAAGTAACAGATGCGCGGCTTCCTATTCATGCTCAATTTCCTTCGGTGGCGGGGCTTGAGGGGTAATGTCTTTCTCGAACTTGATCGGCTCTGCATCCCCGAGATTGATCGTGATGACGAACTTCTCTCCGGGGTTGGCTGTCTTGCCTGTCTCACCGATCCCGGCAATCTTGGTGAACAGCTTGCCCGCCTCAACTGCGGCTGGTAGCGGTTCATCCATGCTTTGCATCCGGGCGGCGAGGACATGCATCCCGTCTTCTATAGCGGCTTGCGCCCGCAACTGCAAACGCCGTTCTGCCGATGGTATCTTTTCCCAGTCGAGGATGGCGATTTCTAGGGCCTGCCGGTAGAACGGAATGGCCAGATACCGGGCGTATTGCTCCTCGGTAATCTTGAACTTGGCCAGCGCGACCGGCAGGTTGGCGATATTGATCGCCACCTCCCGCGCCAACGCGGCCAGTTCGTGCAAGTCTAGGTCCCTTGCGGGGACCGGCAAATTCACGGTGTCAGTCACAGATAGGTCCTTATTTCAGTGATTTATGGCCTATAACACATAAGAAAGGGTAAAACAAGCGCGACTTATCTTAAGATTTTGTTAGCTGATAAAGGCTAGCTTCTCCAAGAGTTTCCATCCGTCCAAGGCTTGGCATGAGTGATTTAGGTCAATCTGGGGTTTTGCAAGTCATTCCGCCAGCAGTGTTGGAGCAACAACTCCAAGCGCGGGATGCTGCCGCTGCGCAGGCCCAGCAGCCGCCCCAGCAAGATGCCACTCCACTCGCGGGGTACATCAAAGGGCAATTCGAGATATTCCGAAACCACCGCAATACCTCTGCGGGTTGGTCGGAGCGTATGCTCGTTGCATTGCGGACCTTCAACGGCCAGTATAATGCTGAAAAGATTAGAGAAATCAAGAAGTGGGGCGGGTCCGAAGTCTATGCTCGGCTCGTCGCCCAGAAGTGCCGTGCAGCCAGTTCACTATTGCGTGACATTTATCTGGGGCAGGACCAGCCGTGGTGCGTCAAGCCTCCTGCGGACCCCGAGATACCGCCCGAGATTATCCAATCCATCGACCAACTCACGAAGACTGAGGAGCAGGTTATCCAGCAGCGGACTGGTAAACCGGCCAATCCGCAGGACGTTACCAAACGCAGGACTGCTCTCATTGAGAGTGCCAAGGACGCTGCCAAAAAGAAGGCTGCCCAACAGGCTCGCGATAGTGATAGCAAAATCGAAACGCTATTACGGGACGGCGGCTTCTATCATGCGATGGCTGAGTTCCTAGTCGATCTGCCGATCTTCCCATTCGCCTGTATCAAAGGCCCGGTTGTCAAGGTCATGCCAGAAGTGGTGTGGCCGAAGGGCGGCGGGCAGCCAACTGTTCAACAGAAACCTAAGCTGACATGGAACCGAGTATCGCCGTTCGACCTGTGGTGGACCCCCGGTGTCGCGGATATAGAAAACGCAAACGTGATCGAGAAGCTACGGATCACTCGCGCAGAGTTGAACGACTTGCTCGACTTGCCCGGATACAATCAAGACGAATTACGCGCGGTCTTGGACGAGTATGGGCGTGGGGGCTTGTACGACAACTGGGATACTACCGACGCCGAACGCGCGGTCTTGGAGAGCCGTGAGAACCCGGCCTTCAATCGCAGCGGCATGATTTCAATGATGGAGTTCAACGGCAATGTGCAGGGGCGCATCCTGCAAGATTACGGTATGGCCGTACCGGATGAACTCCGAGACTACAACGTCCAGTGCT